CGGCTTCTCCCGATTCGTTAGCCCAGCGAACATCACCCTTTTCGAATTCACTGTGGGCTTGTGTTTCGACGGGGTATTGCTCGCGAAAGTATGCGTAGAGCTCGGCAGCTGTGTCGAATTTTTTGGAAGTCAAGGTAATCACCTGATTGGGTAACCGGCGGCTTTTAGTGGCACTCCGTCGACAACGCGGAATCTCGTCATGATGGAAACACCATCAATAATACCTTGTGTACGTACTTCGTAGTCATACGATGGCTTCCATTCGTTTCCGTCACGGTCCTTCACCAGCCCGCGGGGCGCTGGCCTAATTTTCGCTTCGCCGGTCTCCATCACATCTCGGACAGAATCAACGATCTTCTGATCCGACCAGTGCGCGGGGAACGTGGTTTTCCCTTTAGCCTGTGATCCGTGGCGATGCCCAAAGGCATTGTCCATCGAGTAATCGCCAGGCTTACGCCCGCGCGAGGAGCGGCGGGTGCTAGAGAACGGCGGGGCGGTATTCCAGCCGTACAGGACGTGCCCGGGCATCTGGTGAAGATCAGGCAAGGGAATTTCCTTCTCCTGACTCCGTCCACCGGAGGATTTCTGTATGGCCATTCGTTTCGCAGAACCCCTGTATGTCGGGGTCTTCACCCCTGGGATATCAGGGAACCTCACCTGCGACTGCAGGACTGCTGACCGGCGTTGCAGGTAGTCCTCCCAGTTTCGGTACAGATCCGCCTGGGTGCCACCTCCTTCTTGGGCTTTCTTCCAGGCAGCCTCTAGTTCCTGGTTAATCCTCGGCAAGGGGGCGTGGGCGCTTACCTCGACGGCTACGCACCGGCAGTTGTCGTGGTAGCGGGCACCGTCTTTATAGAGCGCGGTGCTGGCACGATACACCGCACCGCGGGAGGCCAGCATGAGGCACCACAAGCACGCCCCAGGCTCCGGGACGCGAGCGAACGAACGATCACTGCCTAGGTTGTTGACAATCGTCGAACGGGCGGGCAGCAGCACCATGCGGTTCAACGCGCCCGAGAGCTTTTCCATCGTGACCACGTTGAATTGGTTGCCGGCGTAGTCCTTTCCCAATTCCATGAGCCGCTTGAAGTCGCTGTTGGACAGCCGCGTTGCTGACCTGTACGCCGCAACGGCCTGGTCATAAGTCACTGGATCAGCAACCTCTGGGTAATCCAGGCGTGCCAGCGTCTCATCAAGCGAGCGCTGCAGGAACAGGTAATCAGCCGCGGCATGCGCCGCCTGCTCCCCATATGCTGTAGTGATCGCCGTGAATGGCTCCTCCATCAGCGCACGACGCTGCAGGAACGGAGTGCCCTCCGTGGCATTCCACCACGCCAGCAGATCACGCCACGCGAGCTTCTCGAGACCGTCGAGCGTGCCCGCATAGCTACGCCTGATCGACTGGTAATCCATCCGGCATGCCTCCAAACGTATCGTCACCGATCAAGTCGGGAACCTCCTGGCCACGCTGCGCAAGCCCCGCCAACATCGCTGCACGCCCCTCTGCCCGGCGCGTCGCTACCTCTTGAGAGAGGAGGCGTTGTTCCTCTGGGCTGAACCGGAGCCTGTCCCAGATGACGGGGCCCGGGGGCAGGATGCCGACCTGGACGGCCTTAACCATGGCGTCCATGGTTGCGGCCAGTGTTGGGGTGGAGGCCTCGGCCCATTTGATGTTGGGATTGTCGTTGGGGAACCCGAGTGCCTGCTGGGCGAGTTGGCCGACCTGGTTCCATGAGTGGCCGAACTGAGTTTGGCGCCGCTCGGCGCGTTTAACCAGACGTGCCTCCATCTGGCGGATCGCGTCAGCCGAGGAGGGGTTCTCGGTGGTGAAGCCAAGGTAGGAGGCGGGGATTGAAGCCTCGGCAGCGAGGAGCTGGGCTAGTCCCTTGACCTGCTCGAGGTAGGGCCCGGCGCTGATCGGGTCGAACTGGCCGAGCTGGGTTTGGGGCTGGCCTTCCTCGGCACCGGGCACTGCCCAGATACGCCCAGTGACGGTTTGCCAGGGGTTTTTCCGGTTGCCGGAGGCGTCGGTGAAGTCTTCCTCGGAGACGCCGACGGCGTAGCGCTGTGGGGCGCTGAAAAACTCCCGGTTGACGTCCATGGAGGTGAGCGCGCGCACCGCGGAGTCTGTGTAGCGGCGGACGGCTCGGGAGATCTCCGACCGTCCCTTGCGGTCGCCGACGCGGGGGCGGTTGATGAAGGGAATCATTGGCACACGGCGGAACCCGTGGCGGATGCGGTTGGTGACCTCCCAGGGGCTGGTGTCGTTCTCCCGGCGCGAGACGACGAGCTCGTGCGGGCCCCACAGGGTGGCCTCGACGGTCTTGCCGTCGGGGTTGACGGTTTTGGTGATTGCTGCGTCGAGGCGGCGGGTTCGGGGGTTGTAGTAGCCGGTGGTGGTCTTGGCGTCATGGCCGAGGACGAGCACCTCGGGCTCGTCGTCCCCGTTGCCTGCGGTGACGGAGACGAAGGCGGTGCCGTAGATCAGGGCGTCCAGGTGAACCTGGGAGGCTTCCACGTCCAGGGCGTTATCAGCGAACACTGCGCCGAGGTCGTCGTTTGTCCAGCCGAGGATATCGAGGCGTTCTTCGAGTACGTCGACGGTGGTGGCTGGCCAGCCCGCGACCATCTCGAGGTTCTTGGCGATCTCGGGTAGGCCGATGCCGAGGTAGCGGGGCTTGAAGGTGCCGGCGTAATACTGCTCGTGGTTGCGGTTCGCGGACTGGAAGCCTGCGAGCTGGGAGAGCAGCCGTTGGGTTAGTGCTGTCTCGTGTGGGGTGAGAGTGCTCATAGGACGATCACCTTTCTGCGAGTTTTCCGGGGCGTGGGGCGGACGACGTCGGAGTAGGACTGACCAAACAGCGCGAGAGTCGCGGAGACCAGCGGGGTGATGTCGGACTCCACGTCCTTGCGGTTCCATGCCCAGGCGTCGCCGAGGCGGCGTTTCCGGGCGCTTGCGACAGCGACGTTCAGGGCGGGCTGGTCGAGGTGGACGAGGCGGTGGGCTAGCACCGCGTCGTAGAAGTCGGCGGCTGCTGCAGCCATGTTGTAGCCGGTGGTGATGGAAACCTTGATCTTGCGGCGCTTGAGCGGGTCGATCAGGGACGCGGCCGGCCCCTTGCCGTCGATCAGGACGGCGCGGACAGGCTGGCGGCCACAGATCGCCACAATCCGCTCGAGCAACCAATCAGGGGTGCCATGGCGGGTCTCAATGACATCTACCCACGGGGCACCATCAACGGTGAGCCCCGCGGCGGCGATCGAGGCTGTGGAGCGGGCGGGAGAGATGTCCACCGCGATGGCGACCTCGCCGCCAGCGTCGCGCATGTTCGGCTCAGCGCAAGCCTCCCAGTCAGCCTGAGGAATCACCCGAGCAGACTCTTCCGTCGACCACATGCCGAGACGCTCGCGAGCGAAGGTCTCATCATCGAGCGCGGCACGCTCGTCGTAAACGACATCCCACATCAAGCGGGTGCCTAGCGCGGGGTTGGCCTGTGCCCACTGCTCGGTGTCGTCGAGGTCGCACCCCCGATCGGCTGACCACTCAATCCACGACAGGCGCGGATCCGTGGCCTCGTGACCGTCGTTGCGCAGCTTGGTGAAAATCTCGCCGTCGTTGGTCGGCCCCGGCGGGGTGCCCAGATAGATCTGCTGGGGGTCACCAGCGGGCCCGGACGAGATCGCGGGCAGGAGAGCGCCGAGCGCCTCCATGTTCAGCTCCTGCGCCTCGTCGAGGACAAGCGTGTCAGCGGTGAACCCACGACCCGAGTTCTTCGTCCGAGCAATGAAGCGAATCTCGCCGCCATTACGCAGCACGATCGCCTCCTGCCCGTTGACCTGACGGATCTGCTCAACCTGGCGGGCGAGATCAGGATTCACCTCAGGGCGGAAGAAACTCGCAAGGCGGCGGAACGCCTGCTGCGAGGTCTTCGTCTCGTGAGCGGTGTGCAACACCTTCCGGCCAAGAACGAGAATGTCGAACAGCTCGGAGGCCTCCAGTGCGCCGTTCTTGCCATTCTGGCGAGGCACCGACAACCCCACACGGGAGGACGCAAGCTTGCCATCCGCCCGGCGCGCCTTCCATGACTCCAGGACGAAGCACTGGAAGGGGTCGGGGGTCAGCCCGTAGGCCTCGGATAGCTCGATGGCGTCGGTGGCGTCGGACGCGGCGATCGTGGGGAAGAAGGAGTAGCTAGGCGTTTGCTTGCCTACGGCGGAGGATTGAGTCAATCGGGGTTACCTTTTCTGATGCGGCGGCGCTCTCGGTGCGCAGGTGAGCGCGAACGTCCAGAAGCTGGCGAGTGAGGGCGGTTAGCTCTCGGGGGTCTTCGGTGCGGTCGATCTCGTCGGCGAGGCGGTCGCGAAGCGCGATAAGGAGAATGGCGGGGTCTTTATCCCTCGCGGCTGGTAGTGCTTTGCGGGGTGGGCGGGACACGGCTGTACCTCCTCGGCGCGTAGTGGGCGGGTGAGACGGGGCGTGAGGAGGAGAGAGGGAGGCTGTGGCTGGCTGGGGGTTAGATGTTGAGCTCTTCGAGCCCGCCGGGCTGGTAGATGTCGCCGGTGGTGCGGATGAACCGGCCCCAGGAATAGACTTCGAGACCGCCCCGGCGGATTCCGGGGCCTTCCGGTCGTAGGCCGAAGATATGCAGCCCCTTACCGGATTGACTGACCTCGATGAAGGCCTTGGGGTTCTTCGCGACGATCCGTGCGGCCAGTGGGGTGAGCTCGCCGGTGTCGGTGAAGCAATCATCAAGGTCGATGCAGCCGAGCCCGTCGCCGAGCATGATGCCGTGGGCATCGTTTTCTACGGCGGCGAAGCGCGTCCACGTGGAGGGGTTGGTCGTGGATGCGGGCGCGCCGGTGATGGTGATGGGGCGCTTTCCTGCTGCGCGTGTCCACCGGGGGAGAGCCCGCATTGCGACGGGGTAGGGGCTGTTCGAGTTGGTTCCTACGGTCGTGCGGACACGGGACAGCCGCTTACGGCACCGTTGGCCGCAGGTCTTCGGCCATGGGCCCCGGCGCGGCTTAGTGAGTTCGGCGCCGCAGGACTCGCAGGTTCTCATGCCTCCTATATTACCAGGAAACCCACTATGACCTGCTATTTGTCACATGTTTCTAGATGGTTCTAAAAGTGCGGATTAGAGAGGCTGGGAATCGCGGGGGTGCGAAAAAGTCGCGAGGGCGCGGAATTCGCGTCAGCGTCGCTCGGGGGATAGGATTTTTGGCAATCCTGTTTTTGGGGGTTGGAGAATTCCAGCGCGGGGGGATATCTACTGCAATGCCGTGTGCTATGCCCTGCAGGTTTGAGGGGGCAACCCCCCGGGTGGTTTTGCCGCCAAACGTCACCCCCGAACGGGGGAACGGGGTGCCAGCGCCCTCACCGGGGCCTGGAGGGCTACCACCGGCGGGCGTGAACCGAATCGAACTGCGAGAACCCAGCCCCTTTTTGCTGGTTACACAGAAGATGCATTGGTTGGAGCCTACCGAAGTTCGAGCCCCCGCGGGATACGGGGTGCACGTGATCCGCTGTCGGTGACATCGGGTGGGGGAACTTCAAGCGCTTATCGATGGGCTGACCGCACCAGGCACACACGATGTGCTGGCCGCTAAGAATGCGAGCACGCCGCGCCCGGTAACGCGAGTGAGCTGTACGAGACAGTCCACTCACCTCCCGATACGCGGCGCGCTACGCACGTCACCATCTAACCCTCACGCACCGCCGCAACAACAAGCCTCATCACTAAAACCCTTGCGCATCGTAAAAGGCTGGTCACCACAGAAGTGGCGGCCAGCCTTAAACGAGAACCCGAGTTCAGCAACGAGACCAGAAGGCACCGAAGGTGTCGGAACCAAAATTGCGACGGTCAGCGATCATGCTTCCTCACATCATGACCGCTACAACACACCATAACCAACCATCTAAAAGCTATGTTCACGATAACCACTGTCACCTGCGCTTTTGGACAACCACATGTGACCAACGTAAACCGTCGACAGCGCTCGAAGTTTCCACGTTCGCAGCGCCAACACCTGGCGACGATGGACCGCTCGCGCCACGACCGACCACAACGCACCAACACCAAGCACAGGTGACACTGCCACCTACTGCTGCCGACGGCTGCCAGCCTTCTGGCACGCGAGCACACACGACCACGCCACGAACCACGGCGCTGCCCACCGTGCACCAGCAACCGACCACCACCAGGCCACGCAGCCCACACACCAGGTGCGAGACCCACCAACGCGCGACCAGCACGCAGTCACCACATCGAGACTGTCACCAACACCGTCGAGCACGCCCAGCGCCGCCCCTCGTCGCCCCGCCCCGTGCTGGCCCCGTACCCCGGTGGGCCCCGTACACCCAACCCGGCACAGGGCACCCCGGTACACCCTCCCCGGGCACAGGGCACCCCGGTACACCCACCCCGCCCGAGGCACTGCGCCCCGGTGACCTACCGCCGGCGCTTCACCGCGAGCCTGGCCACCTCCGACGGAGAGACCAACACCCCCGAGCCACTGACCACAGACCCCACCCGGCCAGACCGCACCCACCCATACACACTCGACGCCGAAACCCGAAACCCCAACGAACCTAGCCCAGCAACCACATCAGCTACCGGCATCCACTCCCCACCACCAACCACCGCGCCCAGCGAACCCCGCCCACCCGTGTTCAGCAGAACGCCACCACCACCAACCTCCACGACACTAGAAGGAGCAGGCTCCACCACATCACGCACGGCACGCACCGCGCGCACCACATCCTCCAGCATCAACTCCGCCCACTCACACTCCGCGACATCATCAACCAAGTCAGCCAGCCACGCCGCCCGCACCTCGACCGACCGAACACCCGGAGCCGGAACCCCCGTCGCCTCAGCCACCGACCCACACCACGTGAAGACCACATCCTCCACCCGCTCCTTGACCGCCAACACAGACTCATCCACCGGAGCCCGCGACCCTGGACGTCTCGGAGCCACCCCAGCATTCTCACCAGACGGAGCAACACGAGGCACAAGAAACTGATCCAACTTCGGCACCAACACCACAGCATCACGCAACGCCGAAACCAACACGTACCTATCCGCAACATCCACGACACAAACCTCCCTCAAGAAGACACACCAACAGCCCCACACCAGAACCACACAGACAACAAGCAGACAGACAACCTAAGAAGAAAACCTCACCGTAAGAGGGTGGTAACGGTAAGCCACCCCGTCCCGTCCCGTCCCGTCCCGTCCCGTCCCGGCCTCCCAGCCGCGGGCGATGACTGTCCCAGCCTGTCCTGGGACAAAAACGAAAGCCCGGGCGGGCTGAAATGGGTACGCGAAAAGGGGCGTGGGGCGGAGCCCAAACACGCCTGAACCATCAGGGCAGCTGGCTGATCTAGAGGTGTATCACCGCAAGCGAGTGTCGCAGGTCGTTAACGCCTGCGACGCTTGCGGCGTCGCTTAGTCTCGGTGCGGGTGCCGGAATCATTGCCCAGGAATCCTGTCCCATTAGCGGGCCGCGTCTTCCTCACTGGATGTGAGGCCGCCACCTGCGGATCAACCCCTACTGGCCTGGCAGGGGGTTCCGGAGACTGGACTCGACCAGACTCTGACTCAACAGCATTAAGCCCATTCGGGCGCCCACGCCTTGACGGGGACTCAACCTTGCCCAGCTCGCCATGACTGACAAGCGGGTTCGGGAATCCCATTCGCGATGCCTCGGCGGCCACGATGCGTGGCCACACTGCCAGCTTCTTGCAAAGCTGAGCATCATAGATCGGCTGCTCTGGTGGGTCGAGCAACGGCAACTGCTCGTCAGGATCATCGAAGTCAGCGCGCAGCCTGTTACAGCCACGGCACGCCACGACGTAGTTCTCCGTCGTGGTCTCTGCTTCCACGTCCCGATGATCGAAGGTGCCGCCACCCTCGTGCCTATGGTCATCCCAATTAACCTGCTCCCCACAGTAACGACATTCGCTACCATCACGGAGCAGCACCGGGACGACGAGGCTCGCCTTTCGCTGATCCCGCTTCCGCTTTGCATTCAACAGCTTCTGATCGGACTTAATGAGGTGGACGAAGGAAGCCCGCTCCACGAGCCGCCACCGCCTTTCCCCATCAGCGTCAGCGACCTCGCAGATGCCGATCGTCACGAGATCAGCCAGCACCTGCTCCACTCGATCCACCCCACAGATCTCCACAGCAGCGCCCAAGGGCACCACGTAATCAGTGAAGTTCTGGGCAGACCAAGCGAACATCGCCATCGCATGCCCACGTAGCTCGGCCACCAACCGCCCATCACGACGATCAACAGCCAGCTCGCGGGCCTTCATCCACTCTGGTGCGGAATTGAATGTGTCAGATACACGAATCCACGCCATCAGCGCACACCTCCGAAACGGGGCTCCGCTAGGCGGCACTCACGCACAAACACCATCAGGGAATCCTCACCAGTCATCAACACAGAACACAAAACAAACGGGCCACGGAACGGCGGTCAGCGCTATCGCGCGCGGGGCACTACGGAGAAGCGAATCATTCGGCTACCTCCCTTTCCTCTTGCCCGCTCGGCGCGAGCGGGGTTTCGGGTTCTCCACTTCGATTTCGATTCGGTAGCAGTTCCGGCACAATCCCCGCCGGTACTCGCGCGCCGCTAGATCATTGCTGCGGGCAGACGAGGATGTGGGGATGAAGTACCGGTGGCACCGATGGCACCGCCGCCTGCCGGGCTCTGGAGGCACCCGCCCGGCGACGACCCCATCGATGGCCCAGCCCCGGCGCTCCATGTCGTCGGCATACGCCCGACACGCGGCTAAGGCTGGGCATTCCAAGCACAGCTGCCGAGCCTTCTCGAAACGAGACACGCGGGTCACCCATGTCTCGTTTTCCGCGGTCTCCCACAGGCTCGGTGTGCCTGGCTTCGCTGACCAAGTAGGGGACATACACACCCCGAGCGGCTGCTCATGCGGGGGCAGGCCTGCCTGCGTGTAAGGGTCGTTCACCATAGCCACAGCGCTCGAAGAACGTTGAACACCACCAGGATCGTGATCTGGATAGCTACGACCGCTAGCAGCAGAATGGCAAGGTAGTCCGCCCACTCCGGCAGTCCAGACTGCTCGGCGTCCTCCGGGGTCTGGCTGTCGATCTGTGCCGTGGGCGCTGGGTCTGGGGCAGCGAGGGGGAGGGGCATGCACTGCCGCTGTGCTCGACGAGCCTGTGGTATGGGCGTGCGCTCAAGGTGGGTGGTCGTGGTCATTTCTTCTCCTGCTGGTCGTGGGTCTGCTCGTTAAGGATTTTGTGAAGGTTGTCGAGGAGCTCTTCGAGGGCGTTGCGGGCCTTCTTGTCGATCCGGTCGGTGGTGGTTAGCTGTTTCAAGTCGGATACCTCTGCAAAGATTCGGTAGAACATCGGGCGGCGTTGGCTGCGGGGGAGGCTGTCCCTCCAACTGGCGGGTAGGTTCTGGCACAGGTCCCCGTACGCCACGTGTGTGAGCTGCTGGCCGTCGATGACCACGGTGATTAACCGCCCGGACGGTATCCGCAGCTGACGTGTCCGCATTAGGCCCGTGGAAAGCTGATCTCGCCGCGCCAGTGAGCAACGATGCGCATTCCTTCACGGGTGATGCGGTCGGTGCCGTACTCCACGAGCGCGTTCTGGCGCAGCAGCTCGGTGTCTCGCGGGTCGATATCGCGGCCCTGGGCATAGTCGAGGAGCACCTCCGTGACGGACGGGGGCAGTCGGTGGACGCTGCGCTCGGTATCGACTGGTGTCTGCATCGCCATGCCCTTCTGCGTGCACGCGATATAGGCGGACGTGTAGGCGATCGCGAGGTCTTCATCCATCCGACGGCAATAGGAGTCATCCTCCCCCTGGGCTCGCTCGAATGCGACTGCCGCCAGGCGGCGGAAGGTGTCGGCGTGGTCGAGCCAGTCGGAGGTGGACTGGGTGTAAGCCTGCTTTCGGGCGGACTCAGCGGAAAGAGCGGGGCGGTTGAGTGTGGTGGTCATGGTTGGGTTTCCTTCGTTGTTGCTGTGGTCTGGTTGTCGAAGATCACCTGGATGCAGTTGCAGGGTTCACCCGGGCTGGGGTCGCGGCCAGGGGCATGCTCGGTGATCCGCACCACGCGTTGGTTTCGTCCGGCCAGCGGGTCGCCTTCCGGCACCAGCCGGACATTGGCTGGCACTCGATCTGCCCACTTGCTCGCGATGCGGTCCTTCACCTCCTGGGAGAGGAAGACGGCGAGCTCCTTGAGCATTTCGGGGTCGGTGTCGTCGGGGAATCGCTCACGGTTGAACCAGATCGTGAGAACAGGGCCGTAGCTGGCGTTGATCTCGTAAGCGTTGACCTCATAGCTCTTGGAACCTGCGGGGTGCCTAGCGGGGATCACTAGATGGTGAATGGCGCTGCTAGTCACTGCTGGCCCCCGGAGTGACTTGTTCCACTGCCAGGGTGACGCTGATCGTGCGGTGAACCTTCGCCTGCGCGGTGCTCGGGGACTCGGAGACCTCCACGAAGCGGTACTCGTAGCGCGTGATCGCGTCGGGGGCATCGTGGCCTGCCGGGAGGCGACGGGAGGTGACCTTCTTCAGCGGTGGACGGTTCACGATGCCTGGGATCTTGTCCTCGCGCACTGATGCGGCAACCGCGAGCGCGAGCCAAGAGACGAGCTCGGCGCTAGTGTCGGGCAGCTGCACAGTTCCGTCGATAACCACGGTGATCTGCGTCTTCGTGAGGTTCGCGCTCGAACCGAAGGTGACCTTCTCGGGGGTGAGGTCGGTGAAAGGGCCGCCTCGGAGGAGGTCGAGAACTGCGCTCGGGTTAGGAATTGTCATCGGTGGCTCCTTCGGTGGCCGGGAGATAGATCAGGCAGGGCAGGTGTCGGGAACGGTCTTTATCAAACGGGTCATCCAGGTCGACGAGGATCCGGAAGTACGTGTCTTGATCGGTGCCCGTGGGCTCCGTGCGGAACGGTGAGAGCTCGACGCCGGGTCTTGGCTCTTCGTATAGCTCGGTGAAGAACAGGGCCGCGTTCGCAGCGCGGAAGATGGCGGTGCAGAGTCGCGGCAAGTTATCCCGGTTGAGGGTCTTGACCTTGATCTCGTTGAGCACATGGGCCCTGATGAACACGGGTGCTTCGTCGTTGGGGTGGTCGTCGAAGACTGTTTCAAGGCTGATCTCGATGTCTTGCGGCTCGATCCGCGTCCACGGGTATGTCTTGGTCATGTCCATGTAGGGGAGGGTGATTCGCCGGCTGAATTCTTGGGTCATTTCGGCGGCTCCGTTTGTGGTGCCTGGTCGGTGGTGTTTTCTCGCCCGGCGCGATCTGCCATCTTGCGGATCGTCTCGCCGTCGAAGAGATAAGTGCCACGACCGGAAATCTGCTGCAGGACGGGGAGTCGTCCTTGTCGAGCCCGCCAAGTGACAGTGCTCAGTCCGATTCCCAATAGCTCGGCGACCTCTGAGGTTGTCAGAATTTCTCGCATGACTAGAAATTAGCTGAATGACTAATCTAAAGCAACTAAAATTTAGTCATTTAACTTAGCTGGTGAACTGACCAGCGGTTTTATTGCCAACTGTTAGCCAATGCGCTAACCTTTAGGCATGACGAAACCAGTAAGTAATGCAGGGATTATTCCCGAATGGGAGATTAAGCACCGACTGCAGCGGGCGCGGGAGATCGGAGGCTTCACGCAGACGGAGCTCGCGAAGATTGTGGGCGTTAGCCGGGCGACGCTCGCCAATGCGGAGCAGGGGGTCAGGACGCCTAAGCGTCCGCTGATCTCGGCTATCGCTTTTGCTACGGGAGTTGACCCGCGCTGGCTCGAGACAGGAAAAACCCCCGGCGGGAATGATCCCGACGGGGGTGGTCAGTGGTGGGCCATCAGGGATTCGAACCCCGGACCCACTGATTAAGAGTCAGTTGCTCTAACCAACTGAGCTAATGGCCCATCTTGCTGCGAGGTGAACACTGCTTTGCATGTGCTCTCCGTGGCAACGAGATGAAACTATATTAGGCTTTTTAAAACTTAGCAAATCGCCTGGTCATGGTGCAGAAACAGCGGTCTTATAACAGTGTTCTAAAACTTCCCACGTTGTACCTCCGGTTTGTCTGCCTGACCGGCTAAGCTAACCGGGTATTAGAAATTGCCAGCGGACCCGCCACCCACCGCGGTGGCAAAACCCGCGTGAACTGCTGCCGAATGTTTCCAATGCCCGCCCACCGTGTGAGCGGACACCACTGGGGAAGGCTGGAAACCGGCAGCGCCCTACCAGGGAGCCCATGATGTCCTTTCTTTCACGAATCGGTCAGCGCCAGGCCGGACGTGCATTGAACCCCCGCCGCGCCATCGTCGGCGCCGTCGCAGCAGCCAGCCTTGTCACGCTCGGTGCGTGCACGATCGACACCGACCGTACGAAGGATGACACCCCGGCTACGGAAGAAGCGCAGGAGAAGAAGGTCGGAATCACCGCCTCCGTGAAGGACGGTGCCGAGGGCGTGAACCCCACCGAGACGGTGACGTTGACGTCCGGCAAGGCAATGTCCGACATCAGCCTGATGGACGGTGCGGGCAATGTCATCGAAGGCAAGCTCAACAAGGATAAGACCGAATGGCGCAGCACGGGCGGAATGGAATACGGCTCGGCTTACACGCTCACGGCGACTAACGGTGAGACGGAACTGAACCAGACCTTCACCACGATCCAGCCCAACGTCCTGACCAACGCTTATCTCGCGCCGCTCGATGGGGCCACGGTGGGTGTGGGGCAGTCCATTGCGCTGAAGCTCGACGCCGTCCCCACGGACCGCAAGGCTGTCCAGGACGCGATCAGTATCAAGACCGAACCGAAGGTCGAAGGAGCGTTCTACTGGATCAGCAACACTGAGGTCCGCTGGCGCCCGGAGAACTACTGGAAGCCAGGAACCACCGTCACTGTGGACGCGAAGCTGCGTGGCGTGGACTTCGGCGACGGCCTGTACTCCGCGGATAACCGCGAGGCGAAGTTCACCATCGGGGACGACATCCGCGCCGTCGTTGACGACGCCGCGAAGACGATGACCGTGACGAAGAACGGTCAGACGCTGAAGACGATGCCGACGTCCAACGGCCGTGATAACACGCAGTGGGCGACCCCGAACGGCGTCTACCAGATCGGCGACCAGTACGAGGCGCTGACGATGGACTCCAACACCTTCGGCTACTCCGAGGCTGAGGGAGGGTATGTCACCGACGTGTCCTATGCGACCCAGATGAGCTATTCCGGGATCTACATCCACGCAGCCCCATGGTCGGTGTGGGCGCAGGGCAGCCAGAACACCTCGCACGGCTGCATCAACCTGTCGATGGAGAACGCGAACTGGGTCTACCAGAACTTCAAGCGTGGCGATATCGTGACGGTGAAGAATTCCACGGGGCCCACGCTGCCGGGCTACGACGGCCTGGGGGACTGGAACATCGACTGGAAGACCTGGAAGGCCGGTAACGCCGGCGACGGCCCGCAGTACTAAAACGGAGGCTTAGGCGCGCCACGCCCGGGCCGCGGCCCGGGCGGTGACAGCGGCCTTGCGGGGCGCGGAAACCCGAATCCGGCCCGCCATGATTTCTTCGACGCTAGCCTGATCCAGCAGCTCGGTGAGCTCGGCGAACAGCGCGTGGGCGGCCGAAACTCCTGCCCGCGCGGTGGCCGGTAGCAGGCCGATGGCGCTCTCCGCCAGGGTGAGATCAGCGCGGATGTCCGCGATATAGTCGGCCTTCTGCTGCGCGGTCAGGGGAGCGGGGGCGGGGGTCTCGCGGGGGGTGGAACTGGTGGCGTTGTTCGTGTGAGACGGATCGCCCGGGCTGGCAGGCTGGTCGGTCATCGCCTCGCCCGAGACGTAGTTCCGGCCCAGCTTCTGGGTGTCCTCGGCCATGTCGCGGAGGAAATTCACTTTTTGAAAAGCCCGCCCCAAGGCCAGCGCTCCCTCGTTGGCCTGGTTGCGGCGCTGCGCGGACCACGGGCGCCCGCGACCGGCGGAGTCCGCGGCGAAGATGGCGTTGCACATCAGTCCAATGACCTCGGCGGAACCGTGGACATAGGAGTCGACGCTCGCGGCGTCGTGAACCGCGACGAGGGTGTCCTGGCGCATCGAGGTGAAGAAGTCCCGCAGGTCGGCGTCCTCGAGCCCGCACTCGTTGGCGGTGCGGGCGAAGGCGTGCAGCACCAGGTCCGTGCTGAAGCCGCGGTCGCAGGCCTGGTACACCGCCTGCTCGTAGGCATCGAGGCAGGCGCGGGTGGCCTCGGTGTTCAGACCGGCACCGGCGGCGACCCCGTCGACGACCTCGTCTGCCACCCGCACCATGGCGTAGAGGTTGCGTACGTGGGTGCGCACCGGCTCGCGCAGCAGGGAGGAGGCCATCGAAAAGCTGGTGGAATATCCCCTAATGACCTCAGCAGCCGCGCGCTGGGCTACGGTGGCGTACTTCTCCGCGGGGCTGGGGTGCGTACGGTGGGGGAGCTTCATGATGGATCTGACTCTAGCCCACCGGGTGCAGCCGACCATCGCCCGCATCTTCTGGGCAGCCCCGCGTAGGCTGGTGGTGCTCCAGCGGGGGCGCTCCCTGCGCTCACGCTAAGGAAAGCGAAGCAAGAAAAAGAGAAAGGGATGAGCAGTCATGGCTGCACAGGTTTACAAGGTTGAGGGCATGAGCTGCGGGCACTGCGAGGCCGCGGTGACCGAGGAGCTCTCCGCGCTGGGTGGGCTCAGCGACATCGCTGTGTCCGCTGAGAAGGGCACCGCCACTTTCGATAACGACGGCTCCGTCAGCGAGGAGCAGATCATCGCCGCTATCGACGAGGCTGGCTACGACGCGGCGCGCGCCTAAACCTGCTGGCGCTGTTGCCGGTTCCTCCGGTTCCGCGTGACCAGGTAGGCCACCGAGCCGAGAAACGGAAACACCAGGATCGCGAGGAACCACAGCAGGGCGGCTCGGGGCGTGTTCTGATCCTTAAACAACAGGATCAGCGCAGTTGCTAGCAGGGCGACCCAAGCGACCGCCAGCCCTGCCCACAGGAGGTCGTATGCTGGCGGGATCGTGTTATCGCCCTCCATGGGGAGGGAGTCCCCAGCGGCGAGAATAAGCTTCATGACCTCTAACTATAATGCCGCGGGGCCCGAATGCAGGGGTTGAATGATCAGGGGGCAGGGGAGGGTTCGCGCTCGTTTGCGGAAGGTCCCGCAGCAACGCAAAGTCCCCGGCAGGTGAACCCTGCCGGGGACTTTCTCTGGGGTGACTGACGGGACTCGAACCCGCGACACCCAGGATCACAACCTGGTGCTCTACCAGCTGAACTACAGTCACCATCACTGCTCTAAGACAGCGAGAACTATATTAGGCCAGAACCAGAAAAGCGCCAAAACGCCAGCGTGGAAGCCTCAGAACCTGCCGACATCCCGCCGCGCAACCGCGCAACAGTGACCGCGTGGAACGCGGCGTCGTCCTTATGAACGAGCGCCGAACGATTTCCCTGGCCTAGGCCCAGGGCTCAACCGCAGCCTCCGCCGCCGCGAGGATCTGCCCCTTATCCGGGCCGGGCGCGTCGACCATGATTGCGTGTCGGTAGAACGCGAGCTCCTGGATCGACTCCTGGATATCAGCCAGAGCGCGGTGGGAAAGCCCCTTCTGCGGCTGGCCCGCGTACACCTTGGGGTACCAGCGGCGCGCGAGCTCCTTGATGCTGGAGACGTCGATCATGCGGTAGTGCAGGAACTCGTCCAGCTTCGGCATGTACTTCGCGATGAAGCGGCGATCCGTGCCGATGGAGTTGCCTGCCAGTGGCGCGGCCCGCTCGACCTCCACGTAACGCTGCACGTACTCCAGCACCTGCTGCTCCGCCTCCGCGAGGGAGAGTGTGGACTCGCGGATCTGCTCCGTCAGCCCCGAGCGGGCGTGCATGTTCTGTACGAAGTCATCCATCTCGGCGAGCTCGTCCTCGGTCGCATGGATGACCAGGTCGATGCCCTCGTCGAGGGGGCGCAGTTCGGCGTCGGTGACGATCACCGCAATCTCCACCAGGACGTGGCGGTCGGGATCCAGGCCGGTCATCTCGCAGTCTGCCCAGACGATGCGGTCGTTCTTCGCTACCTGATTGGGGGTGGACACAGTGTTCCTTGGGCTCCTTCGTGCTTGCTTTCTTTTAGTTCTGCTTCTTCTTCGCCGCTTCCTCCGCCGCGACCTCGGCCGCCATCTTGCGGTAGAGCTTCGCCATGATCGGCGCGCTCACGCGGCGGGGGACGTAGGTGGACAGGAAGTTCATCGCCTTCGACAGCGGACCAGGGACGACGCGCAGCTTGTTCGCGGCCAGCGCCTCCAGTGTTTCGATGGCGCAGTCCTCGTAGGTGGTCCAGACGAAGTCCGGCACAGCCCGATCCACGCCGGTCTTCTTCTCTTCCTCCTTGACCTCCTCGCGCACGGGGCCTGGGGCCAGCAGCGTGCACTTGATGCCCTTGGGCTTCAGCTCGTAGTGCAGGGCCTCGGTGTAGGTGTTGACCATGGCCTTGGTGCCCACGTAGGTCGCGTTGCCAGGGATCGCCATATTTCCGGCCGCGGAACCGACGTTGACGATGCCACCCTCACCGCGGGCCAACATCCGAGGAAGGACGGCGGCGGTGAGCTCGAACAGGGCGGTGGCGTTCAGCTCGAACTGAGCGCGTTCCCCGCCGTAGTCAAGGTCGGTGAAGTCACCGAATGTAGCGATGCCGGCGGAGTTGATGAGGACGTTGACGTCCAGGTCCTCGACCTCGGCGATGAGCTCCGCGCGGGCGGCGGCGTCGGAAAGATCGACGGAGCGGATGCGGACGTCCCGGCCGGGCAGCTGCTCGGCGATGGCCTCCATGGGGCCGGTGGATCGGGCAACGAGGATGAGGTCGTGCCCGCGGCGCCCCAGCTCGAGGGCCAGGGCTTCGCCGATGCCGGAGGATGCGCCGGTGACGAGGGCGAAAGTGCCAGCCCGGGGGTGGGGGATGCTGTGCTCGGTGGTCAAGAAGGCTCCTCACGTTGGCGGATGGGTGCGCAGACCTATCGCCTGCGCGGGGTTCTCTCTCACCGCAGCAAGCCACGCGAGTGTGTGCGGGCGGCGAGTGTTAAGAACCGTGCTGCGTCAATCCTAGGCGACCGCTGCCAGCGAGGTAGCCGACCCTTCAAAGCACAAAGCGCCCCCGGCAGTGTCTGAAGTCACGACATAGTTGACACGGTGTG